TGGTCACCAGTAGGGAGAACCTGCATCTGGTAAGGGTGCAACGGAACCAAGCCGATGGAGTTGCCGGCACGGTCGCGGTCGATGTGGATGTACGCGTTGCCGTGGAGAGTCATGGAAGTCATGATCTGGTGAATGAGCTCGTAGCAATTCGACTCTGGATCAGGGTTCATCAAGATGTCGGGAAGGTCGACAGAAACGCGCTTGCCGTTTTTGATGCGATATGCGCGAAGTGGCAACGATGCAACGGTGTCAGCCAATAATGAGACGCAACCGAGGACGGCGGAGATTCCTAGCGCTGACCATTCGTCGATGCGCTCGCCGGCAGACGATGTGATGTTGGTCTGACCGTAGAGCTGAGAGAGCGGAGCGACATAGTTGTTGAATTGTGGGTAACGTCCAACAATTCCACGACGGAGAAGACTCATGCGTTACCTGCCGATGCTAGATAGGAGAGAGCGAGAAGGCCGACGCCAGCTGAAATCAAGCCAGCTCCGGTTCCAAGGAGAACTGCAATTCCGGAAACGATGAGACCGATAGCCGCGATTTCAAGGGCGGTCGTAATTAAGTCCAAATTGAGCTTCATTTCCGTTTCCTTCCAGATTCCAGAGATTAAATGCGGCGGGTAGATAGTCGCCTTGTGCGTGCCACCAGACGGCGCGTTCCAAGGCCATGACCGATGACACTGCCAAGTCGATGCGCCGAGTAGATCCGCGCTTTTCCTTGGAGAGTCGTGAGCCGCGTTGGTCGACGCGGAGTGTGGCGTTGCCTATGTGTCGGGCAAGTTTAGGGTCGCCGTTGTGGGAAAGTTGGTGATTCACGACTGCCTCATAGAAGCGTGTCGTTGCTGGTGTCATTCTCGAGGCCGTCTGTGGGAAGGTCACCACTGGCAATCCTTCGTCTTCTAAGACCTGAAATGTTCTTGCCCAACGATAAGGGTCACAAGCTATCTCAACGACCTCAAATCGCTTGCAAGCGTCTCTGATGGCGTCTTCGACTTCCAGAACCGGAACTTGCCAATCGGCGCCAGCTTCATCGGGTTTCTCCCAGACGTTCAGCGGAACGATGTGGGGAACTTCTTCGCACGTTACTGCCACGATGACAGTGCAGTCACCGTTGAACGAGCCGTCGAATCCGAGGACAACCTTGGTGCCTTCTTCGAGGTCTCCCTCGCGGTAACACGCGTCCCATGATCCGTGGGGAAGCCAAGCATCGGATGTTGAGGTCCAGACGTTTAATCGTTTGGTCTTAAACTCTGCTTCTGGTGTTCTAAGTATTGCCGACGCAAAATCATCAGCAGACACAATGTCATCAAAACCGGGATTAGCAGAAGCCCACGCCTCGGCCGTCCTGAAGTCTGCATCTGGATTCGCTTCCCACCAAGCAAAATAAAAACTTGGATCCTTGATTTCTCCGCTGGCTACTCGCTTGCCGTATTCATAAAGTTGATAACAGAGCGAATCCTTGCCTGTCGGGTCGACCTTGACCCCAGCGGTGGTGATAGCCACCAATAATGGTTCACGCCGAGCACCCATCGCCAAGGACATAACGTCGAACAGCTCGCGATTAGGTTGTGCGTGTAATTCATCGAAGGCCACGAAGGTCGGCGATAAACCTTCCTTAGTGAACGCTTCTGCGGATAGAGCCCGATAGACCGAACCGGTCTTTGGATTGTAGATAGCGTCTCGATATACGTCGAGAATCTCTGATAATTCGGGCTGCATTTCCACCATTCGCTTCGCTGTGCCGAAGACGATTTTGGCTTGTTCTTTTTCGGCAGCGCACGAATACGTTTCGCCACCGTTGGGACCTAGAACGAGGTGCTCCAATGCCAGTGCGGAAAGCCAAGCGGACTTTCCATTCTTTCGCGGCAATCCAATGAGTGCCGTTTTGTGTTTTAAGGTTCCGTCAAATTTCTCTGCGAATAAACCCTTGGTCAGATTCTTTTGCCATTCACGAAATATCAGCGGTTCGCCAGCGGCGCCAGCGACCGAGTCTTTCGTAATCGAGCAGAGAGCTTCTGAAAAATCTATAACGTTGTCGCCGCGACTCCTCTTGAATTCCGCGGGTGAGAGCGGCGAGATGTAGCGCGGCGGCCAACCTTGCGTCCCCTTGGTTTTTGCCATTAGCTTCGCTTCTCTCGTTTCGCCAATAGTTGATCTATGGCAGAGACGCGCTTGACTTCGGCAACGCCGAGCTTGGAGCGGCTGACTGGGTCGAACCCAAGTGAAGCGAGGGAATCCGTGAAGGCCTTATTGACCGAGACATAAGCTCGGGCGTCGACCGCCTCGAGGGTGGCCATGTATTTCGTCCGCGCCGCTGCGACAACGTCGGCGAGCTTGGCGGCGTTCTCGATGGCGTCGCGATCCGATTGTGGGGAAAGCCAAGTGATTGCGGCATCCCAGACTCGGTTCCAGAGTTGCAGACCGTCGGGTCCCAGCATCGCTGGTGGCTCGGGTGTCTGGTCTGCCATCGGCAAGGTTTGGACTACTGCCAACTCGGGCAGCGGGCGTCCACCGGAGTCGCGTCCGGGTGCGCGGCCTGTGGCGCGTTTGATTTCGGCTGGCTTAGGTGGGCGTCCCATATCAAAATCCTATCCCAAATGTCCGAGTTGTGAATTTTGAGCGTGCGTGTAAATGACGGGGGCGATGGGTCATGAGGTTATTTCCAGAAAAAAACGCGTATCGGGTGTCATTTAGTTTTATCACGCTTAGATGAGTTACAACTACGACAACAGGCAGCTAAGTTGGCCATGTCTAGCGCTAGTGTCTTGTCAACAGCTAGGGGGATGATGTGATCTACCGTGGCATCAAGCCCGGCTAATTTTTTCTGGCACTTGTAGCACGTCCACTGGTCACGATCTAAGACAATGCGTCTGACCTTCTGCCACTGCGAACCATAACCTCTGTCAGTTGTGTTTGCTTTTGGTTTCGCATTTATTCTCTGCAACATATTCGCTGCACAACTAGGACAACGACTTGCACGAGTTGGAACGCCGCAATCTAAACACGAACGCATTAGCCCCATGGTGTTAAATTATTTTTCTTGCGCGATGTGAATATAGGGCGCGGATGTGTAAGCATCATTCGCCGCTGCAATCTCAATCGCTTTTGTTAAGTCAGCGCCAGCGCATAACGCACCGATTCCATACGATGAACCAGAACCGACTCCGTAATATCCAACGTCACTCAATGAGACACTGAAATCATCAGCAATCTCGAACACTTGACCGCAGACAGAAATCAAGAATGCAAATCGTGAATCATCACTTGAATCGCCATCAAGTTTGTAATCGTTATCCTTAAAACATTTTTTCAGTGATGGAATAACTTTTGCAATCATGAAATGATAAATATCTTTTTTGTCTGCTGCTGTTGGTGTTGGTGGATTCCATAAGTGTTGCGCGATGTCACAAGCTGCAACTTCACCAGAACCAGCAATTAAAAATCTGTTACGTTCTGAAATCTTTGACATTTTCTCGTGACGATAAATTCTTCCGTTAGGAGCAGTCACTTGATTGTCAGCAATAAACTCAACGCGATCAGTAAATTGCACGGCGAGAATTGTTGTCATTTTTTCGCCGCGTTCCTCTCGTCTAATAATTCATCTATGAATTCCCAGATGATGTGCTTACGAGAATCGCGTGTGTTTTTCTTGGATTCGACTGCGTGTTGTAACGCCTCGTCGATTTCCTCGATTTTCGGTTCTTTTGGGGATTTCATGGGACGGTCAAAACCGATAGACGGAGTCTAGCATGACAATGGGAACATAACGGCGCATTTCGGACATTTTGTCAAATTCGACGCGCCGCTAAAAATTGAGTCAAATTGAGAAGCTGGCCTCGGCGCTGGATTTCATGGCGCTTGGCAAATACCTGAACAGCTTTTGGCGCGATTCCCAGATATTCGCTGATTGCCTCGGCATCGAGCCAGACTTCGCGTCGGGAATCAGACAAGGCAACTGCCATGAGCCGAATCGCCGTCCATTCGGTTTGGCAATTTCGGCATCGGACGATTTCCATCATTTCGCCGTCGCGGATTTTCAGAAGTTGTCCGCAAGGCTCGCCATTTTCGCCGTCGGCTGGGCATGGAATGAATTTTGACTTTTCAACGACATGGCGTGAAGCGACTTTGCCCATTTCGTGCAGATCATGGATTTCGCCAGCGTAATCAGCGAACCATTCTTGCTGACTGGACCATTCCAGATGTGCCAAGGCAAAATCTACGGTTTTCTTGATTTCCCGCCCGAGGCTTTTGCGACGAACCAGCGCTGGTGGCGTCAAATGACGGTCGGCGCGGATGATGACTTCCCACGAATGCAGGACTTTGAGAATGTCATCGCCCGCAATCCATGACAGAGCCGCCAGATTGACCCCAAGCGTCCGTTCGCCTGATCCAGAGCCATGACCGCCGTTTCCGGGTCGAAGCTCCTCATGCGCCCAACGCCAAAAGTCATAAATCTCGGCAAGCTCGGTGCTGGCGCGCTTGAATGGGTTCATGGTCAAAACGGTATCCCATCGAACTCGACTTTTGCGGGATTGGGGTAATAGTCGGGATGTGTTGCCACGAACGCCATCTCACACCGATGCTCCGCAAGTTTGATGTGGTTGTTGGCGGCCATCATCCGAATCTTGGTCCGGTAATCGGCGATGAAAGATTTTGCCGACCGACGAATCTCGAAGGTAGGAATCTGGTCAAGGTAATACTTGAGGTCATTTTCAGGGTTGAGTCGGGTCGTATCAAGTTTCACTTTCCAGACGCCGCCAGCCAGAACGACCCAGATTGCGGATTGACAGCGATTGCATCGGTCGGCATTGGCGTCCTCGGATAGCCGATAGCGGGGAACGCTGAATAAGTCAGGAGTGGTCATTGTGCGGATATAAGGTAATTTTCCAATAAGGTAGCTCCAACTAGCATAGTGTTCTTATTAGGCCGCTATATATAGCGGCGGCCATAATAAGGTAGAAAACCTTAATAAGGTTACCTTATGTCGTAGGTCACATTTTTGCGCCCGATATGTCCGATTTTGTAGTGATGAAATGTCGACATTTGCCCCATTATATTTGGACATTATTGACCCATTTTGTCCAGATAAATATCGTCTATTCACTATATTTGCCGCCATCATTCACCCCCACCACCACTGACGAGGTCGTACTGCATCGGCGCCTTGCCCCACGGATACCACGTGTCGGACCGACCCAGCGTCCTAAACTCCACCCGCTTGCCCCGCACCGCCGCATCACGCGCCGCCTTGAGCGCCTTGTCGTCGTAGCGCTTGCCAAGGGCGGTGCATATCGCCGTCGTCGTAGATCCCGGGTGCTCCAACACTGCGGCCACCCATAGCTCCTCGAGGTTGGCTTTACGAGCCGAGCGAGCGTCGGACCCGCCCAGTGTCAGCGATCGGGTGGCATCGTCGTAGCGGAGCATCTGCTCCTCGAGCATGACGTCGCGACCGTCCGCGGAGAAGAATCTGCCATCGTCCGTTTTCTTAAGTAACCACCGAACGTCAGCCCAGTCGTCGATGCGGGTCGCACCACGAGCACGGTCGATGCCGAATTCTTGGGCGCGACCAGTGTGGACAGGAAGGACGAGGTTGCTGACTCCCGCTCGCTCTTTGATGATGTCGAGCATATCGAGGAAGACTGAGACGTCCGAGTTCGAGTTCTCGTCTCCGCTACCGGTGAAGGCTCGGGCGAATGGGTCAACGATCCATGTGGTCGCATTCAAGGTCTGTAATAGCTCGACAACCTCTTTCTGGACGTAATCAGATTTGAGGGGAACGGCCTTGCCGCGAAGGTGGACCAGCGTGACCATTTCCGAACGCTCGATGGCGATGTCTTTCATCCATCGGCGATATTGGTTCTCACTGACTTCGTAGTTGAAGATAACGACTCGACCCTCGTGCTCTGGGGCCTTGAAGTAGTTCAGGAATCGGGTGCCATCTGCCAAGGATTTCGCCAGATTGTTGATGAGGGTCGTTTTGCCGGCCTTATATTGAGCGGTCAGGGTGACGTTAGCGCCTTTCGGGAAAATGCCCTCAATCGTCCATGGAACCTCGGTGATGGGCAGTTCTAGCTCCTCGGCCAAGGTCTCAACATAGATGAATCCGTCGTAGAGCTTCTCCGCGTCAGCCTTGTCCAGCTCGGACTTCACTTGACGGCGAATCCTTGCCCGCATCAGCTCCTCGTTGTAGGCGGCTTCTTCGATAGTGAGGAATTTGACTGGCTGATTCTGTATAGATTCCTGTATAGATTCATTTTCGGAATTATTCGGGCTGACCTGCGAAAATGCCGTTTCATGGCGCACATTGTTTGTCTCGGGATTGGGCGCAATCGACGGCACGCCGTAACCGTTCGCTCGAAGGTGACGCGCTGCCGCCTTGAAATCGCCCGCGTGTTCGATATGGGTGAAGGCGGCGAATTTGCTGTAGGGCTTTTCTGCCTCGAATTCGGTGGAAGTGGAGAAGACGTACAGGTTGTCACCATCGTTGCGGCCAGTGGTGGCGCTGATGCCGATGCTCTTGCCCGGTCTGCGCCAATAGGTCG